CGTCTATAGCGTGGATGCGTTGGAAGGAGAGGCCCTGCGCGGAAAGTTGTTTTGAAATCGATTCTAGGCGCTCGGCCGAGCGATCAAGGTTAACCACTAAACGAAGAATGTTGGTTGGGGGGGTAACATCTTGAAACATGTTTGATATGGGTGCAAAAAATGGCTCACGGTTGTTGGCTCACCCATGAGCATGGTACGTATACATAACTTTATCACACCGCCTTTAGGCGGTTTTTTTGTATGTGGGGTTTGATTGTCAAGGCGCTGAAAGATGCGCTCAAGGAAAAGGTGACTGAAATGACGAAAGAAGAAGTGAAGGAATGGCTCGACAAGCTCGGCGTCAAGGTCGAGGAAGTGACGGACGATCTCATCGCCAAGGTGGAGGCCTAGAAGGCTCTGCTTGATGCGGAGACGCGTCGGAAGATGCGCCTCTTCTGGGGCCCGGTTGGGCTTTTGATTGGCGCGGTCGTCGGCTATGTTTGCGCGGCCTTTTTCTGAGAACTGCGGGGTTTTTCTTTTCTTTGAGCTTCGCGTCCCTAAACCAACATCGACTCCCCTGAGGATATCCCTCGGGGGATTTTTTTGTGCGTGTGTGCTTGAAGTCTCGTCAGAGACTCAAGGCATGCGGGAGGTTGCATGCCATACAGAGATTTGAGTGACGGGCAGATTCTGGCCGCTGCAACTGGTTTTGCGGCGATCTGCGGTTGGCTTTCGTACCTGCTGAAGGTACAGGAAGGAAAGGCTTTCACATGGCGAGAGTTTTTGCTTCATGGTGCGATCAGTGCTGTGTGCGGTTTGATCTGCTACGAGGTGCTTTTTTACGAAGGGTTCCCGCCGCAGTTGTGTGGGGCCTTGAGCGGCATGGCTGGGTGGGGCGGCACGCGGGTGATCCGTCTTCTTGAGGTCGTTCTGCAGAAGCGCCTTGGTCTGGATGAGGAGGATTTGAAATGAAGAATTTTGGCGAGTATTCGGCTGCGTCCGCGATGGACTTCATTGAGGCGTGGGAAGGGTGTCGCTTGCAGGCGTACAAGTGTCCTGCTGGCGTTTGGACGATCGGTGTGGGGCACACGAAGGGTGTGACGGAGCATGACGAGATCACCTACGAGCAGGCGAGGGAGCTGCTACGACAGGACGTCGAGGAGGTCAAGCGAGGGCTTGCGCCTTTCGTCAATGTTCACGTGACTGAAGGGCAGTTCGTGGCATTGGTGAGTCTGGCTTTTAACGTGGGCGTGAGCTACGTCGTTCACCAGTGTTCGCGCCTCATGCGTGCACTCAATGCTGGAGATGCGGAGGCGTGTGCTCACGAATTTCTCGATATCAACCGCGCAGGCGGAAAGGTGCTTGCGGGCTTGACCGAGCGCCGTCGCGCCGAAGCAAAACTCTTTCTCTCGGGGGTCTGAACATGGTCTATCTGAAATGGCTGGCACTCATGCCTGCGTCGTTCATTATGGCCATTGTTGGCCGCCTCCTCGCACCAATCCTGCCGTTCTTCGTGGACAAGGAAACGCACCGCCTGCCGGATTGGCTCTCGTGGTTTGCCACTGATGACAATGATGCCGACGGGGATCAGGGTCACTGGGAGCGTTGGCCGGGGACTGACCCCTGGTCGACGTACAAGCGCCGTGTCGCTTGGCTTCTGCGCAATGTCTGCTACGGCTTCGACATCGATGTTCTCGGCGTTCGCGTCTATCCGACTGACGACTGGGAAGTTCGAGGAAACGAGGACGCCTCCGACACGAATGGCGTCTCGGGGACGTGTATCAGGCACTGTCGCCGCGATGGAAAACACATCGCTTTCCAGCTCTACTACATCAAGCACTATCGTCTATTCGGCAGGCCGTGCTGCGTGCGCGCGAATTTTGGGTGGAAGCTGTGGGCGTCTCGCGACAAGAAGGCACAGTACGTCGGTATCTACTTCAACCCCGTGAAGGGTTTCAAGCTGTAGGGACGGATAAAATTAAAGCCGCTCGGTTGTGGCGACCGAACGGCTTTTGATAGACCTTTTTGCACTGAGAAAAGCTCTTCAAAAGTACCCGGAATAATCGTTTGTACAATAATTCAACCTGTGTAATATACGAAAGTTCTCGAGGCGTAAAATTAAAGAGGGCTTTTGAAGAGCTTCCTGAGGTTCTATGAGGACAATTATAGCTTCTTTATCCATATTCTATTTCGCTTTTCTGAAGGCTTTTATTGTGTCTGACCGAAACCTAACGAGACGAGAATATGCCGTTTATTCGGCCGTGTCGTTTGTATTGGTTCTGATGTTGTGGCTTGTGTTTGTCGGAACTGTGTCGGATATCGCGAAAGAAAACGGATGGGCTCTGATGCCGGATTTCATTGAAGAGCTCTACAGCCCGTGGGAGCGGACCTTCGGCATGATTTTGATAGGCGCACTTCTGGAAGCTCTTCAAAACCC